GACACACCCACCGTCTACAACGGTGTCGTCTATTCGCAGTGAGTGCCTAAGCTCACAACACGCGAATCGACGAATCCCAGAGGTAAGCCCACAGATGGGTCAGGCTTCGGCCAGATCAGTCTAGATGCCCACTGAATCAGCCTCTGAGAGAACGTCTCAACGTCCAACGGTCCTGGCGGACCATCCGAACGCCAGACTAATAGAGGTTGCTCGATCCTCTTCTGCCGAACTTGGCTACCGAGTTCCGCACTGTCCTCACTCTCCTCGAGTAAGCGCTCCAGCACAGACGCCTGGCGTGGCTTCGAACTATGAAGCCCATACCACGCAAGCGTCAGGTCCATCGCAGGTCTCCCCGCTCCGTTCCCGATTCCCAGCCCACCAAGCCCAACAGGATTAGTGAGATTGAGCTTAAAAGGTGTCGAACCTTTAATGTACAGCTCTTGCAACAAAGCAGTTAGGTTTTCCTCCATGACAAGCCGAGCACGCGGCACCCATGCCGCCGGAAGTCTATCAAAAGACCGCCATCTCGCCTGCCAATTCAGTGACATCGTCTCCACAGACGAGCGGTCAAGCTGAATGGTTGCTTTCTTCATTTGTTGTAAGTACCCGCCGTTCAAATAAGGTATCGGCTCGTCCACCAGGTAGCGTACACGCTTGCCTTCGGATGGTCTTCCATCGTTATCGACTTGACGAAGAACATGTCTGGTCTCAGAGTTTATCTGCACAAGTTTCTGCAGAAAATAACTCTTCCCCGATGAAAGTTTCCACCCGACGCAACGGATCACGCGCTGCCAAATCTCATTGACCTTCTCCGACGTCCTTGCGAGCAAGTCATCACCATTGATCAAGAACGGGAGTTCATCTAAAGGGATGTCCTCCAGTTCAGGGTGAGCTAGCTCGTAGGAAAGTCGCAACAAGGCCGCGTTGATCACACAAAGGAAAGGAAAGCTAAGGGGGCTACCCATTAACTGTCCACGTCTCTGCACGAATGAGTCCTTCTTCGAGAGATGAATGCGTTGCGGTCCTAGCGCTTTGTTCGCAACTTCCCAGGCTCCTCTAGCAAACGCTTGATCCACCGCAAGAGCAGTGGCCCACATGGCAAGGTCATTAGTGGACTGCTGGAAATCTCCAGAGATAAACCAGTCCCAAGTCACCGAACCTAGACGCATTGCATCGCGCCCGAGGGGGTTGGTATTCAGTCTTTCGCCGATCAAGGCGGAATCAGA